GAACGTAGCAGTCTGATCGCCGGCCACTGTCACTACGGTCGCGCCAGACAGTGCTGCGACCGAGTTGGAAAACGCCCCGCTGATGAGACTGATACTGCTGTGAGCGGCGATGCTGTTGCCGAAGGCGAAGCAGATTTTCCGACCCGAGGGGCGGCGCTGGTGAATCTCACCCCCTGACACCGAGGATGAGTACTGCGACCCGTTCCACATGGCCAGCTGGTGGCCGCCCGACGCGTCGGTGACGTTGAGGACGACGCCCTCACCCTGAAACGGCAGCGTCGCGAGCTGGGCCGTGGTGGCGTTCTTGAAGGTGACGGCGCTCATGCGGGGCTCCTACTGGTCTGGTGGCTGTGCTCAGGCGCTCGGGGCGAGCGGCGGGACGGCGTCGGCCTGGGCGGGCTGCGCAGCTTCCGGCGCCACGGGCGGCAGGCTGGCCTGGGACAGCGATGCGATGTCGTCGGAGGTGAGCGATGCGAGGGGGGCGGCTTCCGGCGCAGCCACAGGGGCCAGCACGGATTCGGCGGACGCCTGCGGTACCGGCGCGGTCGACGCGGCCAGCACCTGGTCGAAGTGCAGGCCGGCCATCGGCTCGGGCGGCTCTTCGTTGGCGGGCTCGTCGGCGACCTCGATGCCGCGCTTGAGCTTGTAGTTCAGCAGGTAGCCTTCGAGCTGCCAGACCTTGTTCACGGCGTCGTCGTGCGCGATCTTGCGGCCGAAGGCTTCGTCGAAGGCGGCAGGGTCGATGCACGCGCTCTGGCCGACGACGTTGAAGCCGTCCTGCAGCGTGAGGCAGCAGACGGTCAGCGTGGTGCCGGGGAACTGGTGATAGGCCGCGCTCTTGATCGCGCGGTTGATGTCGTCGAGGTCGAGCGAGGTCTTCATCGCAGCAGTCCTGTGTGTGGGTTGCAAGGCGGCCCAGTGTGGGCAGGGCCTGCCGCGATGGGGATGGTCAGCCGCGATTGACGGTGGGCACGCTCGGGTCTGCCTGCATGCGGCCACGGAAGAACGACGCGATGCCGAGGATCGGGCTGACGACGCCGATGATCCCGGCCACGGCGGCGAGGATGCCGGGCAGCTGGGCCAGGCCATCGCTGCGGCCGTAGATGATCGCGGCGCCGTAGGCCAGGAAGACCGTGAGCACGGACAGCAGCACGCCGAGCGCGACGGCGAAGCCGATGGCGGGCCTCCAGCTGTACGTCGGCCAGTGCTCGGCCGCGGCCTCCACGCGCATCGTCGCGTTGATGTCGGTCACGGCTTGCTGCGCGGCGGCGATCTCGGCCTTGGCCTGCTCGGTGGTCAGCTCCTGCAGCTTGGTCTGGCGGTCGGCTTCGATCTGCTGGAGCTTGACCGCGGCGTCGGGGTTGGTCTGCAGTGCCTGCTGCACGGCGTCGGGCGTGGCCTGTGTGCCCAGGGCGCTGGCGACAAGGCCACCGATGGCGCCGCCCGCAGGCCCGGCGATCAGGGTGCCGAGCAGGGGGGCGGACTTGCCGATGATGGAGGCGAGGTCTTTCCAGTCAAGTGCCATGGTCGTCGTCTCCTGGTCAAGGGCTCGTCCACATCGGCCGCGTGCCGGATGCGTCAATGGTCAGCGCCTGGCGACGCGGGTTGTCGGACCAGCTGATGTGCACCCAGCGGCCGAACTCGATGATGAGTTGGTCGTAGAGCACGTCCCTGCATTCGTGCAAGGCACTGGCCACGGTCACGGGGTTGCCGAACGCCGGGGCGATGAAGTCCGCCGCCTGGCCGGTCATGTGCTGGCTGGTGGGCTGGCCGCCGACAGCCTTGTTCAGCTCCGGGCAGCGGTAGCCGCTGGAGACGATGACCGGCACGCCGAGACGCATGCGCACGGCTTCCAGCAACAGGGCCGTGCGCTTGAGGTTCGCGACGATCTCCAGCGGCGGATCGTTGTCGATGCCGCGGTGCTGCGTGACGACCAGCTCGTCGAGCGTGAAGTGTGGTGACAGGTTCATGGCTTGTCCGCCTTGTGAGTCATCGCTGCCTTGATCTCGTCAATGCCTTCCTTGATCGGGCTGAGCATGTCTTTGAGCCGGTCGTAGCGGACATAGTCGGTGCCGAGGCGGACCTCCAGCGCGCTCAGGTCTTGGCGCAGCTTCTGCATGGCGGCGTACAGCTCGCGGGCGAACCAGCCCAGGACGCCGCAGCAGGCCGAGATCAACGCGATGAAGGCCTGTTCGATGGTCATTGGTAACTTTCCGATTTCTGGAAGCTGCCGCCCTGCTTCGCCTGCTCGGGTGCGGGCTCCAGCGGGTCGCTGCCGGCGTTCTCGACGGCCTCTTCGGCGGCTTCGGACTGCTCAGGCGTGAGGGTGGATGGCGCACCGGTCGCGCGCAGCTCGGCCACCGCGATGGCGGACTCGGCCTTGATCTTGGCGACCTCGATGGCCTGCGTGACGGCGCCTGCGGTCTTGATGCCCTGGAGCTGCTGCTCGTGCTCCATCTCGTCTTCGGGTGTGGGCTGCTGCTGGGCGAGGCCGTGCGACTGCGCCGCGCTGAGCTGCTTGTGCTCCAGCTCGGCCTGGCGGTGCTCGTGGTCGGCGGCGTTCTTCGCAGCCTGGAGCGCGAGTTCCTGGCGCTTGAGGTCGATCTGCGCGGCCTGAACCTGCTGCTCGCTCTGCTTGGTCTGCACTTCCTGCTGGCGCTGCTGCGCGGCGGCGGAGGTCTCGGCGGCCTTGAGCTGCAGCTCCTGCTGGCGCACAGCGATCTCGCCGGCCTTGTTCTTGAGTTCAAGCTGCAGGCTCTGGACCTGCTGCTGCAGCTGCGCGGCCTCGGCGCTCTTCTCCTGCACGGCCTGTTCGTACTGCTGGGCCATCTGCTCGGACTGCTGCTGCAGGGCCTGCATCTGCTGCTGGAGCTGCGCGACTTGCGGGTCTGTCTCGCCGTCGGTGGGCAGGCCCATGGTCTTGCGGACCAAGTCGGCCATCTGGTGGCGCTTCGGCAAGTCCGTGCCCTCGATGAAGAACGGCATCAGCACGGCCTGGGCCTGCGGCGGCAGCGACTTCAGCACCTCGCCCATCATCATCTGCTGCTGCTGGCGGTAGGCCGGCGTGCTCGGGATCTCTTCCAGAGCGACCTTCACCGCCGCCTTGTCCACGTCGTTCTCGAAGTACTGGATGCCCGTGATCTCGTCGACCGCGGGCTTGTTCAGCGAGATCACCTTGCGGCGTGCGTCCTTCGGGCCGGCGGTCACGTCCACCGGCCGGCCGCTCAAGTCCTGCCGGATCATGGTCAGCAGCCTGGCCATCACCTCCTGGCGGGCGAACTTGAAGTTGTCGTTCAGCTCGCCGAGGGTGTTGCTCGACTGCTCGACCAACGAGTTGATGGCGATGCCCGCCGTCACGCCGGTGTCCTGCTTGCCCATCACGGCGTTGAAGATGCCGGCCGCGTCCTGGATGCCTTGCTTGGCCTCGTTGAGCACTTCGAACTGCTGCTGGCTCAGGCCGAGGTCGCTCTCGACCTTCATGGCCTGCGCGTTGGTCCGCCCGGGGTTCAGGATCGTCAGCGAGTCCGGCCGGCTGATCTCGTCGACCAGCTGCGAGAAGTCGTTGTAGCGCATGTCCAGCGCGTCGCTGTCGATCTGCACGCGCTTGGACGACAGCAGCCACATCAGCTTGCGCCGACGTGCGTTGACCTCGTCCTGCAGCGGGATCATGGAGCGGATCAGGCCGTAGGGAACGCCGGTCAGGTCCTCGCGGAAGCCCCAGAACGGCACGTAGGGCAACTCGTTGTTGCCCGGGTCGTAGTCCTGCAGCAGGTGCGGGCCGAACCAGATGGAGCAGCGCAGCTTGCGGTAGACGGCCGGCTGCGGTGTGAACTGCCCGGACTGCACGGCGGCCTGGTGCAGGCGGTTGTTCTTGTCGAACTCCACCACGCGGTCACCCAGGTAGAGCACCAGCCCGCGAACGTGGGTCGCGTACCAGCATTCCTGCAGGCACACGCGGCGGTTGTCGATGTTGCGCCAGTCCCAAGCCGACACGCTGATGCGAGACTCCTGGTCGAAGGCGTTCATCAGCGTGGTGTTCTCACGAGCCCGCTGCATCCAGTCTGGCTGCCAGCCGCTGGCCGAGGCGTTGATCAGCGGCGCATGCTGCGGCATCGCGGCGGTGACGAGGTCCACCGGGAACCACTTCTGGCGGATCACGTAGCGCGCCGTGCGCAGGGCCGGGTCGCTGACGGGGCAGCTCCAGTCCCAGAACATCTCGCGGCGGTGGACGCTTTCGGCGCGGTACTTGTAGAGGAAGGGATCGCTGTTGCGCGCGACGTGCACCCAGCCCAGCCCAGCCTTGCACTGGCCGGCGTAGGCGTCGGAGCAGGCCCAGTCAGCGCGGCTCTCACGCTCGGCTTCGGCCAGCTTGGCGCTCAGGGCCTCGGCCACGTCCATGTGCTGTTCGTCGTCGGCCACCACGCGCGCATCGGTGCGGGTCTTGGCCTCGATGCCCAGCACGGCGTCAATGGCCGGCTTGATGAGGTTGGTCATCAGCTGCGAGAACCCCATCTGGTCCAGCAGCTTCAGCGTCTCGGCCGTGAGCTGGTTGCCGTCGTAGTAGTCGGCGGCCTTGTCCATGGACGAGCGGAACGCGGGCTGGTTGCGCGTCTCGTCGACGAACTTCATGAAGTTGTCCGGGCTCAGCTGCCCGACGGTGGTAGGCATCTGCCCCGTCTGGGTGTGCTGCGACAGCGCGTCGTTGATCTCCATGCCCATGAGGCCCCTGCCCTTCAGAATGGGCGCGACGATGCCGGGGGTCAGCTGGCGGGGGGATGGTCAGGGGTGCCCGTCTTTCCGAGCTGTCGCGGCTTGCACGTTCGTCGACCCGCCGCCGGCCTTCACAATCCCTTGAGCGTCCAGGGCCTCGGGGCTGCCTGACGTGCCATCAGTGGCGCAGCACCGAGCTGAAACCATCCAGGCTCGCGGCCAGTCTGGCGCGGGGTGGCGTCAAGGGGGCTGCTTGGTCAGGTCAAAGCCCTTCCCGCGCGCCAGCGCCTGCAAGTCCTGCACCTCCTTGCTCAACGACTCCTCCAGCGCCGGCCAGCAGATGCCGCGCACGGACTCCAGGCGGTTGGTCGCGAAGGACAGGATGCAGCGCACGGCCTTATCCGACTTGGCTGCGGCCATGCTGGCGCGCAGATCGTGCATGCCGGATGGGTGGGTCATGCTCGCGCTCCTATCGAACCGGCCTGCTCATCCGCGCGGCGCGGAATGCGCTCGCATCAGACTGGGCGCCGGCATAGCTGGCGAAGGGTGTGGCGAAGGTCAGGGCGAGCGCGTCGCCACTGTCGGGGCTGCGCACGCCACGCTTGCGCATCGACTCTTTGGACTCCAGGCGCAGGCGGCGGGAGCTGTCGTAGCTGTACTGCGGTGCGCAGAGGTCGCTGGCCAGGGCGTCGTCTACCGGCAGCTGGCAGGGCTCGTCCTCAAGCCAGGCCTTCATGTCGCCCCAGATTTCGTCGCGCTTGAGCACGTACAGCTCGTCTCGCGCCGGCTTGCCGCCGAACATGATGCGGTTCACGGGGTAGCCCAACTCGCGCAGCCGGTCGGCGATGCCGCTGCCGATGCCGGTGGCGTCGACGTTGATCGCGTCGGGCTTGATCTTGTCGGCCAGCACGGCGACTTTGCCGACAACGTCCATCGGGCCGTACTTCGACAGGCGCAGCACCTTCTCGCTGGGCCCGAGGCCATAGGCGCGGCGGCCCTGGCGCAGCACGATGGCCGTGTCATCGTCGCCGTATTCGGCCGGGTCGACGCCAATGATCTTGGGCCCGCGCGCCTCGACGTTCAGCCCGAGCTTCATCGCCCGGCTGACGAGGTCGGCGGTGATCAGTGGGTCGCCCGAGACCTTCGTGAACGCCAGCACAGGTTCGGCCGGGTATTCCTGGTCAAAGGTGCTGACATCGCCCTTGAAGTCCGTCACCAGCTTCGAACGACGCCAGACCATGTTCTCCAGCGACATGCCGCGGGCTTCGTAGCGCTGGAAGTAGTCCAGCTCGACCGGGCCCATCTGGAAGCCCGGATAGACCGGCTTGCGGTACTCGGGCTGCCAGTACCACGGCACGAAAATGTTCTCGTACTCGCCGTCGCCGCGCTCGCCGGCCTGCCAGTCCTGGTGGAAGGCGTTGCCCACGCCGTTGGCGGTCGATTCCTTGATGATCTCGCTGCCAAGCACGTCGGGCACCGTCTGGCCCAGGCCGGCCATGATGTCCTCGGCCTTCTCCCAGAAGGCAACCTCGGAACCATGGAACAGCTGGAACGTGCGCCCGCGGCCAACGCCCTTGCGGTTGCCAGCGGTGGCCACCACGTAGCCGCCGTCCAGCTCGGCGAAGCTCAGTTCGTTGTCGTTTGACGCGGCAGTGGCGGGGCGCAGTTCCTCGGGGCACAGGTCGTGGTAGCGCTTCGTCATGCCGAAGAGCGCGTCCGTCGAGTCGCCCAGGTGGGTCAGGATCAGCGCCAGCAGGCCGGGCCGCAGCGAGGTCTTCCAGTAGAAGCGGCCCTGAACGAGCGTCGATGCCCCTTGTTGTCGGCCCTTCAACAAATTCGCACGGACCTTGCCAGTGCGGCGCAGCTGGTCTTCCAGCCGATGGTGGATGTAGACCTGGGCCGCGTTCAGCAGGAACGGCTTGATCTGCCCGTCCTTCTGCTTGATCTTCAGCGCCCGCGGCGCATAGTGCAGGAAGTCGTCGCGGAACGGGCGGATGTGCGCCTCAAGCTCAGCAGCCGCCTTCTCGGCCTGGTTCACGTCGGACTTTCCGGCATGGCCGCGTGCTGACCGTGGTCGGTCTCGCTCATGGCCTTGAGGCGTTGGGCCAGCGTAAGCTGCAGGTTGCCGCCAACTTCCAGCTTCTCGCCGTAGACCTTGGGCAGCATCTTCGACAGCACCCACTTGCGGGCATCGATCTGCAGCCGCGTGCGGTCGACCATGTCGGCAGTCTGGACCTCGACGCCGTCGGCGCTGGTCTTGATCTTGGCGCCGACGCGGCAGCGGTTGGACAGCTCGACGATCTCTTCGCCGTGCCAGTGCCAGCCGAGTTCGCGGGCGCGCGCGTACAGAGCCGCCAGCCCGTCGACATCGTCCAACACCCAGCGCCGAAACGTCGAAGCCGGAGGCATCCCGTCCTCCTCGCAAATGCGGTTCAGCAGCTCGCCATTCGCAATGCGCTCCAGGATCTCGTCAGCCACTGGCTTGCTGTAAGTCGGCGGGGGGCCCGACTTCCTGCGCGGCAGTGGCGTGCCTGGCGTGTGCGTCTCGGGCTTGATGGCGTCGTTGATCGCCTGGGATAGCGCGTTGCTCGGCGCCTGGGGTGCGGCGCTCTTCGGTGGCGACTTGGCTGCCGCCTTTGGCACGAGCGATAGAACCTTCGCCGCTTTCTTCGCTGCGGGCGCAGGCGGCATGAAGGGCTCGTTCGGTTCTGTGGGCAGGCGCGGAGCCTTCACAGGCTTCGTCGGGGCAGCCACACGCTTCGCCGGCACCTTGGGGCTCTTCGCGGGCGCCGGTTGGCTCTTTGCCGTGCTCTTCGCAGGCGGGGCAGCAGTGGTCTTCCGTTTCCCTGTCGTCTTGCGAGGCCTTGTCGGCACCTCAGCCGGGGACGCGGAAGCCTTGGGAGTGGGCTTCTTGGTCATGGGCGCCATTGAGGCGCGGCGCAGGGTTCGGGGGGATGGTCGCGCGGGGTCTGCGCCAACGTGCGAACCAGCCCCTTGCGGTGGTGCGCGCGGCACGCTGTCATGGTGAATGGCCCTTCTGATTAGTCGGGTATATCTGATCCCCTGTTTGGCGTTTCTGTACTCCCAGGGTACAGTTCACCACATCGGAGTGACAGTCCGGTAACCGCTTAGACCCAGGGCAGCCCAGACCCTGGCGAGTGCGAGGGGTGGAAGGTGGCAAGCCTGCAAACAGCCAGTCCCGACCTTGGGACGCGATCCAGGGTCATCACATCTGCCGCAAACCTCACCCGCTCAGGTGGTGTGAAGCGAACTGCAGCGCCGATCACGAAGAGCCGGCAGATGTGATCAACCCGAGGAGACCACGATGCTGAACATCACCCACATCGGCCACAAGACGACGATTCCGGGCTGGCCTGAGGCGAACACGATTGCCGGCCTGCTTGACGCGCTGTCCCGCTGGGAACTCGACCCTAGCCTGAACTACGACGGCGACCCGAGGTTTGAGCCTCACCCCGACCGCAAGCCCTACCGCTGCCCGGCGTTGAAGTGCTCGGGTGGGCGCTACGACGCAAAGCACGGCAGGACGGTCTACCACGACGGGCCACCGATCCACCCAGATGCGCCGGACGCCGTGCAGTTCTTCGGCAACTTCGTCGGCTACTCGTTCGGCTTCAGCTTGGAGACCGACGACCGCGAGCTGATCAAGCAGCTGGATGCGGCCATTGCCACAAACCTAGCGAAGTTCGCCACGGCCACAGCCTGATCTCAGCGACCTGGGTTCGGCCCAGGTCAGTGCGATCAACCACACAGGAGAGCCCAATGCTGACCTTTCCAACCAGCCTGCTGAACAGCGCGTTCGCCGGCACCAGCTTCTCACCTGAGCGGCGCGGCCAGAGCTTCGCGGCCGGGCATGGCGCCCAGGTCGAGGCCGACATCGCTGAGCTGCGCGAGCACGCCAAGCGGGGCGGCACCGAGGATTTGGTCGAGGGCGAGATCGCGCGCTACGTCGGCGGCTACAGCGCCCGGGCTCGCGCCCTGCTGCAGAGCTACAGCCGGTGCATGTCGTCCATGATCACCGGCCCGGCTCGGTTCCCCGTCGAGCGGATGCGCAAGCGCAACGAAGTCGCCCACCGGCGTATGGAAGACCTGGACGACTTCCGGGACCGCGCGCTGCGGGCGGCCAAGCGGGTGCTGCGCCCGGATCTGCGGCCGATCATGGCCGGCGACGCCAACGCCATCGAACGGCTGGAAGTCGAGATCGCCCAGCTTGAGCGCGTGCAGATCCGCATGAAGGCGGCCAACAGCGCCATCCGGTCGAACTTCAAGGCGGGCCGAGATCACCAGATCGCCGCGCTGATGGAGCTGGGCTTCACCGAGGAGGCGGCGGCGGACCTGATCAAGCCGGGCCGGCATGGCGGCGACGGCTTCCCGAGCTACCGACTGACAAACAACGGCGCGAACCTGCGCCGGCTCAAGCAGCGCCTGGAGCAGCTGCAGCGCACGAAGGCGCAGCCGGTCCAGGAGAAGGTCGGCGAGTCCGGCATCCGCCTGGAAGACGACCCGCCCGCCAACCGCGTGCGCCTGTTCTTCCCCGACAAGCCCGCGGCTGAGGTGCGCGAGAAGCTGAAGTCCACGGCTTCCGCTGGGCACCGAGCACCGGCGCCTGGCAGGCCTACCGCAACAACTGGTCGGTGCAGCTGGCCCAACAGCTCGCGGCTTGACCCCAGCCGCTTGCGCCTCACGGGGCGCTTGCGAGTGTGGTCCCCATAGGAGAGCGAGATGAACACTTTCGGCTATGTCGTCATCGACCGCCGCACCGGCGCCGTCGTGGCGCGATGCAAGACCCTCAACGGTGCTCGTCGGTCGGCTGATCGGCGAGACAACCAGTACGGCGGCTACCGGTACCTCGCGAGGGCTGCGATGCCCAGCGAAGCGGCTGGCTTCAGGAGTGCGTCATGAGCGCGCCCAGACCCCTCGCGCCTTTCACAGCCGGCCCGTTACGCGTCACTCGTGAGGTCGACCTTGAGGGCTACTGCCAGCACTCAGTCCGCGCGCCCAACGGCATCGCGCTGGCAGTGCTCAGCAACTACAACGGTGGCGAGCAGTTGGCCAACGCCACGCTTTACGCGACGGCGCCCGAGCTGCTGGACGCCCTGACGTTCGCCGTCCGCTTCTGGGACCAACTCACCCCCGCCGACGCCGAGCGCATGCGCGCGGTGTTGGTCAAGGCGACTGGGGGTGCGTCGTGAATCAGTACGCCTTCGCTGTCATCCACAACATCGCTTGCATCGCTGGCGCAGTCGTGCTGGTCATCAACGATTACCCATGGTGGGCCATCTTGCTTCTGTGCTTGGTCCACTACGTTAAGTCGGAGACCAAGTCATGAGCGCGTGGCCCTACACCGACGAGCCCGGCGCCGGCTTGGTGGCTGGGTGCGAGATCGAGGACGCCTGCTGGCGCAAGCGGAAGGTTGTGCTGACCCGGGATCAGGTCGAGGGCATGGACGACGTTGCGTCGTATTCCCAGCCGACGGCGCCCGCCGAAGCGTGCACGGACCTGGGATTCGAGGACGGTGAGCCCGTCACCGGCTGGGAGGCTGTCAAGGTCTGGGCCGGCCTCTACTCACCGGCCCTGGTCTCTGGTGCCGTGTTCGTCCTGGTTGTCTGGGGGTTCAAGCCATGAAGATGGACCGCGAAGACCGCATCGTGCTGCTCGGGGTCGCTTTCGCGGCCCTTTGCTTTTGCTGGCTGGTGTGGTCGGGGCAGCTGACGTGAGCCGCGACTGCACCACCCACGCCCTGGGCCTGACCACGGGGGGCCGGCGCTCGACGGACTGCGCGCTGATCCTGCACCTTCGCCACCAGCTGCCGGACGCGCTGCGCTACTTCGACACCGGCGGCCCGCTTGACGCGCCGTGCGTCATGCACGCCGGTTCGGTCAATTCCGTCGACTGGACCGACGGCCGGGGCAATGCGCTTGCGCTGCCCACCGAGATCCACCGCTGATCGCAGCGCTCAGCGCCCGCCTGGGTGCTGATCAGTGTGACCACCTGGAGCCCATCATGAAAATCTCCCACCTTGAGGTCTTCAACACCTCAGCCAAGCGCGGCGGCATGGACCGGGTGCGCGTGCTGCGCGACGGCCAGGTCATCGGCGAGGTGTACATGCGCCGGCGCAACCCCCTCGCCTACCTGCGCGGCCATCGGGACAGCACGCCGGCCCTGGCGCTGTGCGAGCAGCTGCGCGGCGCCGGTGTGGACGTGCCGACCATCGAACGCATCCTGGCGCGGCCGGCTAAGCCCGGCATCGGCCAGCGGCTGGTGGCGGCGGCCATGGCCTGGCGGGCATGCGACCCGCTCAGTGCGGCGTGGTTCGGGGTGCGGACATGCTGACCAGGGCGCGCAATAGCCGGGCGTACCCTGGCGATACACTCGCGGCCATCATGACCGGCGAACAACTCCAGCAGTGGCGCGAGCACCAGGGCCTGTCCGTCGTCAAGGCGGCGCAGATGCTCGGGGTGTCGCGCAACGCGTTCTACCTGTGGACCCGCGGCGAGCAGCCCGTGCCCAAGGCGGTCGAGCTGGCCTGCGCCGCGATCACGCTGGGTGTGCGGTCCTACCCGCCGTCGGATGACTCTTCAGCCGTCTCGAAGTCGGCCGAGTCCTTCGTGCTCGCCGCGCCGTTCAGCGGGCCACCGGGCGCACCGCGCGACTGACGCTCGGCGCCGCTCCACCGCTGCATCCCAGCGGACCCCATCACCATCCTGCTCACGCCCGTCGGGATGACGGCTTGCGGAGCCAGCCAGCCAGGCAGCGTCGTCTCGACGCGCCGGACCCATCCCTTGTGAGGCCGCGCACGGTACACCCGCTGGTGTTCCACGCTGCGCGCCCGCCCGGCCTGGTCCACCACATCCTCCTCCACCAATCCCGCCTCTGTCAGCCGCCGCAGGGCGAAGCTCACCACATGCCACGCCGCCCCGCTGCGGGTGGCCACCTCGCGCGCGGACATCCACCCGCCATCGCTGCGCAGCACGCCCAGGTGAGCCATGTCTTGCGCGTCCGTCATCGGTTGCTGCTCGGCCTGCGCCCAGTCGGGCAGCGCGACGCCGCTGGGCCACGTGCCGGCCTGCAGCGCGCGGCGCACGGTGCGCTCGTGGGCCACGGTCCACATCAGCACGCGCTGGGCCGCGTTCATCGTCTTGCCCTGGTCCAGCTCGCGGTGGCAAACCGAGCACAGCGCAGCCACGAAGATGTCCGAGGCTTTCACTGCCCCGCCCTTGCCGTGCACGGCCTGGTTGCTGTGCGCCCAGGTCACGCCGGCCCACGGACCCGAGGCGCCGCAGTGCTGGCACGGCATCTGCCGGCACATCAGCCGCAGCCGGATGTCGCGCACGTAGGCGAACTTCGGCAGGCTGACCACGGGCTTGTGCTTGTCCGCAACCACGGCGCGCAGGCTGGTGCTGGAGCGCGGCCGGGGCTCGTAGTCCACCTGCTTGTCCGTGCGGCGCGTGGCCAGCTTGGGCGCGAACGGGGTCCGCTTCATCGGCGTGGTGCGCTTCATGGCGTGGTCTCCTTCGGAACAAAAGCCGTCGCGTCCGGGCCGCAGGCGCCGTCGTCGCTGCGCACGTCGATGCACCAGGCGAAGTCGTAGTGCGCGCCTGCGTGGACCTTGGGACCGAGCCGGCAGCGCATCTGCGGGTCGGCCAGCTTCAGGTGGGCGCAGGACAGGCATGGGGTCTTCCAGGCTGGGTCGAACACGGGCAGGGCCGGCATGGGCTGCTGGCGGGCCACGGGTGCCCACTTCATGGCAGCACCGCCCACTGGGTGACTTCCAGGATCACCATGCCGCCGATGCGGTCGGCCATCTCCAGCTGCAGCCGCCAGCGTGAGTCGTCGCAGCCCAGGGCCAGCGCCACGCCGTCCAATCCGCTCTTTATCGACGCCAGGGCGTTATCCAGGTCGTGCTTGCGCTTCGTTGGCGGCAAGAACGTCAGCTTGATCAGCGGGCGAGCTTCAGGAGAAATGGGTCGAAGCGACTGCTTCGCGAGCGCCCAACAAATCTCCTTGTAGCTCGCCTTCGCACGCGCGATGTCGCCCCAATGGGCGCGCGTGCCGTTGGGGCGAAGGATCTTTGGGGGCCAGGGCAGGGTGACTTTCATGCTGCGCCCCGGTCCATGCCACGCTCGTTGGCAGACCTCGACCTCCACACGTCCACCGCCGTCTGCGCCGTGACCAGGCGCCAGCGCAGGCGCTCTTCCTCCTCGACGGCAGCCTGCAGCCCCTTCAGGTGCTCGGCATAGCTCACGTCGGCGTAGGCCTCGCGCTCTTGGGCCGCGACCGAGTTGTGGCCAGCGGACTCCGCAGCGCGCATCAGCACGGCCTTGATGGACTTGCGCATCTCCTCGATCAGCACCCGGTTGGCCTTCGCCTGCGCGTACAACGGGCCGGTCTTGGCCATGACGTTCAGGGCCCGCTGGGGGTCGATGTCGGTGGGCGCTTGGCCTGATGGTTCTTCGGTCATTGCTCTATTCCTTCGTATTGAAGTACTTCCCTACTACCTAACTCTTGTCTTGAGGGAATCTGCTAAGCGGTGGACGGCCCTTGGCCATCCCCGAACAAACGGAGAAGGCGCTAGTCGTGTTGCTATTGCGGAGCCACAGACCCTCCCAAGACTTTCGAGAACCGGTTCTTGGTGCCGCCGGGGGGTGTTTCATCTCTATCCCTTGGTACCCCTGTCCGCCTTGCCGCCACTGTCTCGCCCGTTTTCAAGGAGCTACCCGCCCAGCAAGGAGGTTTTGAACAGCTGGCTACGGCATCGCGTCCGCCTTCACTCGTCCACCGACATGGAAACGCTGCACCACAGGACCAGGAACCCGGTCAGGAACCAGCCGCTGCACACGAGGCCCATGGCCACGAAGAACAGAAAGACATTCCTCACGCCGCCCTCGCCTTCATCACCAGCTGCACCACCGCCAGCAACCCGCGCTTGACCATCAGGTCGTTGGCGTCATCGCCTTCCTCGTCCGGCATCGCCCACGGCAGCCCGGTGGCAATGGCGGCGCGCTGGCCGGCCTCGCCGGGGTTCAGTGCGGCCTTATCCGGGTCGCGCTGCGGCGCGTCGTGGTCGGCGATGACGTAGCGCCGGCCGCCCATGAGCGAAGCCACGTGGGTCAGGTTGTGGGCCGAGAACGTCACGACGACGCACACGCGCATGTGCGCCTGGCGGATGGCAGCTTCCAACGTCAAGCCCGTGGCATAGCCCTCGCAGAAAACCCTCTCCGGTGCGTGGCGGTCGCCCAGGCACAGCACGGCGCCCTTTGAGGTCATGCCCCACAGGTACTTCTTTTCCCACCGCGTTTCCTCGGGCAGCCAGCGGATGACCTGGGCGCCCAGCAGGCGGTTGCTCAGCACCTCGCGCATGGGGATGACCAGCGAGCCGTCGGGCATCACCAAGCCCTTGGCGGCCGGGAAGCCCTTGCGGTGGAGGTAGCCGTGCACCTCGGGCCGGGCCTGGGCCAGCATCTCCTGGGCCTTCTGCGCGGCCTGCGCGGCCAGCACGCGGCGCTCGGCCTGCTGGTTGCGGCGGCGCGCGATGGCCTGGCTGCGGTCAACGTCCTGGCGCTGGGTGTACTGGCGGAAGGGGATGGCGCGGGCGTCGGAGTCCCACGCCCAGACGAAGCCGCCTTCACCGTCCCAGCAGTACGCCCCGTTCTTTGAGCGCGGGTGCTCGGTCGTCGCGCACCGCCGCAGCTTGCCGCTGTCGTCCAGCCGGCTCGCGTCGATCTCCACGCCGTGGGCGCGGGCGAAGGCGATGAACTCGGCGCTGCTCATGCTGCCTTCCTCGGCGAGCGGCTGAACGCGATGTTCCTGGCCTTGATGCGGTTGAGCACGGCCCGCGTGATCGGCACGTTGGGGCACCGCTCAAAGCTCAGGCCCTCGGGCCAGGTGCCCACCATCTCGCGGAACAGGTGCGCCGCGAGGCCCTTCGCCGTCTCCGGGTTGCCGTGCGCGCGGGTGTAGCTGACGCACTGCTCGTACAGGTGGCGCCGGTCGTCGGCCAGCTTGGTCTTGCCGATGAAAATCTCGCGCATCTCGCCGGGCAAGTGCTCGACGGTGGCCAGGGCGACGCGCTGGTGGCCGCAGGCGATGCAGCGCAGGCCCATGGGCTTGAAGCCGCATTCGGGGCAGGCTTTGGGTTCGGGCTTCTCGGGGTCGTCCTTGCGGATCGTCGAGTCCTGCTTCTCGCCGTCGTCCAGGGACGCGAGGCCGTTGAAGTAGATGTCGCTGAACGAGTCAGCGAAGCGGATAGCGTTGCCGCTGAAGTCCAGCAAGCGAAGGTCCGTCTTGCCGGTGGACGGGCTCGACCGCAGGCCGCGACCCCACATTTGGATCACGGTCGACAAGCTCTTGCGCAGGGGCCGCACGTCGCAAATGCAGCTCACGTCGGCTACGTCCACGCCCTTGATGAGCGCGTCAACGGACAGCAGAACGCGGATCGCGCTGTCGGGCTTCCTGAACTCCTCCATCAGGCGCAGCCGCTCGTCCTCTTTGGTGTCCGCGGTGTAGAGCGCGGCGGCCACGCCGGCTTCGTTGAACTGCTTGCACAGCTCTTCGCAGTGGGCAATCGTTGCCCCGAACGCGAAGGTTTTGCGGTTCTCGCCGAACTTCATCCACTCGGCCACCACGTCGCCCACGATCTCCATGCCGCGCTCGGCGGCAGAGGTGTTCGTCCACTCGCCGCCCGAGGTCGCCGCGCCGGCCATGTTGACCTTGGTGCACGAGAACACCTTCATCGGCACCAGCACGCCCGACTGCGTCAGCTCGTGCATCGTGGCCGCGTGAATGAGGTTGGTGAAAATCTTCCCCAGGCCCTTGCTGAACGCGGTCGCTGTGAGCCCCAGGACTGCCGCCTTGGTCGACAGCGCGAACTCAGTCCAGGACGCGTACTGGCAATGGGCCTCGTCGATCACGTACAGGTCGGCCTCGGGCCAGCCGCGGGAGGCCAGGGTCTGGACACTGGCGATCTGGAAAGGCCTGGCGGGATTGACGCGCCAGTGGTTGGCCATGATCATGCCGTGGTCGCACAGGCCGTAGCTGTCGGCGACCTGGGAGGTCTGGTTGATCAGGGTCCGGCGGTCGCAGACGAAGACGGCGCGCTTGCCCTTCTTCAGCGCCTCGTGGACCGCGCGCATGCCCAGGTAGGTCTTGCCCGAACCGGTGGGCGCCATCAGCAGCTGGCGCCGGTGACCCTCTTTGTAGGCGGCGCGCAGCGCAGCATGGGCCTTCTCTTGGAACTCGCGCGGCGGCGGAAACGTGCTAGACGTGTAGCTGGGCGCCTCCTGCTCGAAAAGCTCGCCGTTGGCAAGGGCGTTCACAGGGACACCTCACCATCGTCCAGCTGCGCCCGGATGCTCGCCCTGACGATGGCGACGGCTGCAGCGTTCAGCGCATCCTGAGCGGCCTCATCGGGGGTGGGGCGGTCGCTGAAGATTGCCCGGAAATCAAGCGACGCCCAAATCCTGGCGTTGCGATCTGTGCGCGCCCTGTAGCGCTTGATTGCGTCGGGCGACTTGGGGGAGACGATCTGCGGCATGGTCACTTGCTCTCCAGCTTTTTGATCTGCCGGCGCAGTGAATTGACCAGCTTGATTTGCTCGTTCGACTCGTTTTGCAACGAGTACAGGCGCTGGCGCAGGCCGGCGTTCTCGGCCGTCAGCTGCTTGACCTGGCGCACCGCCTCCGCCAGCCGGTCTTCGGCGTCGAAAATCTCGCCCATGACCTTGTTGTCGGCCAGCGCAGATTCCAGGTCTCGCGCCATCTGCTCAATGGCGTCGCGTTGCATGTCGGCCGTAACCTCGGCTTCGGGCTCGGCGGCAGCGGGCTGCAAGCCGAGCTTGGGTTCGGGTTGGGGCTGGGGTGCGGCGACCGCTGCGATGGGCTGCAGGGTGGGCGGGGACGGCGTGGGTCCGATGGCTGCGGTCTCCACCGTGTAGGTCTTGCCGCCGCGCTCGGCCATGCGTGGCTTCGCGCCGCTCACTGTGGTTGCTAGCCGCTGAACAACTGCGGCATCCTGGGAATTCCCAACAAGCGCCATGCGTCGGGCCGCGACCGTCTTGTGATCGACTGCGCAGGCCTTTGCAATAGCGTTGTCGCTCCAGGCCGCCCACTCAGGGTCCTGCAACAGCGTCTCGATGGCGCGCTGTTTGTCTGCCGTCGTCCGGCGCAGGCCGTGCGTGTCGTTGGCCCCGACCGAGAACAGCACCGCATCGCGGCGCGAACCGGCGCGCACGGTGACTTCGGCCGTGGTGAGGCCGGCCTTGCGATGCGCATGCCAGCGATGGAAGCCATCGGCCAGCCAGTGGTCGGCGCCGTCGAAGAACACCACCAACGGCGGGAACTCGTCCAGCGCATCCAGGCGCTCGGCGTAGGCGGCGACGGTTTCTTCGTCGATGCGCACGCGCGGCTGGGTTCCGCCGTCAATGCGGATCGCGTCAAGCGCCAGCGTCTGGTGTTGAGATGACCCGCTCACGGCATGCTCCATTTGAAAAACTCGCAGCGCCCGAGCAGGTCGGGCACCGGTTCGTATCGGGTCGAGAAGCCGCGCATCCGGCCGGCCACCGCGACCTGGCAGCGGTGCGAGCGGTGCGAGAGGCAAGCGCACTCCAGGCACATACGGCGGTCGTCGCCTGTCGCGTCGCGGCGCGCAAGGATTTCGACCAGCGCGTCCGTGCGCTCAGCGCTGAGTGCGCAGCGCGCGGCCAGCACCCTGCGAAATTGCGCCCGCGTCTCTTGACGGGTCATCAGATGCAGCCCAACAACGCCCGGGTGTAGTCATCGGTCAGGCACATGCCCTCCCATTCCGATGCATCCCCAGGCGTGACAACGGGCGCCGGTGCGTCTGAGATAACCAGCCCCCGCGGCGTCCAGTCGACAACTTCGAAAGGCTTCACGGGGTCAGGCTTTGCAGGGGGCTCTGGCCTGATGGGCTTGCCCAGGACTAGGTCGCGCTCTGTCGGTTCGGTGGAGGATTTCATGCTGCGTTCCTTTCCGCCTGCAGCTGCTCCAGCACCGTCAGGTTCTGGCGCGCGGCCAGCCACTGAGTCAGCAGGACGTTGCCGCAGGCCTCTTCGAAGTCGGCGATGCGGTCGGCAGGCAAGCTGCGCCGCGTGGGCTTGTCGTCGGGGTTGATCCAGTCGCCGATGTGCTGGCGCGTGAAGCCGTAGTGCGCCGACAGCGTGCCCGGCGTCCACTTCACGCGGCGCAAGCCCCAGCAAAGGCGCACGGCCTCGCGATAGGTCTTGGCCAGCGCGACCAACTTGGGCGGCACGACGGCCGGCCCTTCCAGCCGCTGCAACAGCGGCATTTCGATCTGTCCCATGGGTGCCTCCAAAGGGGGGTCGATAGAAAGAATTGCCGCTCGAACCGGTCGACGAACCTGTCGGAGCGGGGCGAAAGTAAAGGCCTCATGTGCAAACACCTGACGCCCTTCCAGATGCACCCGCCCCGGCCCGCCGCTTACTGCGGAGGCACCCGCCTGGGCGGCGAGCTTTGGTGGGGTGGGTGCAACTGGAAGGACTCGAATGAACGAGCGGGAATGGGCCGAGAAGGCCGTGCGGCTGCTGGTCAGGCGCTGCCTGCTGACAGTGGCCGCGGAACTGCTGCTGCAGGTGCGGCTGCTCAGGCAAGCGGAGTGAGACCCGCGCACGGCTCAGTCCCGCAGCTCGGACGGCGCGGTGTCCATCGGCACGCCATCAGGCGGCGGCGGGGCGATGGGGCGGCCGGACAGGTCGAGCTTGACTGGCAGGTCGGCGGCCTCGCGGCGATCAATGGAGGCCGGGGGCGGTGGCGGGGCAGCGGCGGCGACTGGGACCGGCGCCAAGTCCAGGCCAGCGGCCATGCGAGCCGCTAGGCGTTCTAGTTCTTTCCCAACTGGGTAGGACGGGTCAGCCGTCTTGCCGCGCGCCAAGTCGCTGATGGTCGCCTGCGCGCACCCGCAACTTTCGGCCAGGCGCTTCTGCGTCCAGCCATTGCTCAGGAGCTTTTCAATCGTGGCAGGCCAGTCCATCGGTACACCTCTCCAAATATCGGTTCCCCGGTATTGTGGACTACGGAAGACCGTTATGCAATATCGGCAAACTGATTTAATGGTTACCGACATCCGCTCACGCACGCCGTTCGCGCAGCGCTTGGTCACGGCACGCAAGGCCGTCCGACTCACTCAAAAGGACGTTGAGATCAGGCTTGGCATCCCCCAGAGCACGCTGTCAGAGCTTGAGCACTCGGCCAACTCCAGCGGCTACACGGCGCAGCTCGCCGCGCTCTACGGGGTAGACGCGCATTTCTTGGCAAAGGGCGTGCCCGCCCAAGCGGCTCGACCACCCCTAGTTCATGACATGAGCCAGGCCAAAGCTACCCTGCCCATTCCAAGATTGAGATGGGAGGACTTGATGACTGCGGACCTTAGCCAGCCGTTTGAGCTGGAAGTAGTTGATGACGCCCTGGGGCCAGACATCTGGAAGGGCTGCATCGCTCGCCTGGTGGCCGGGCGCGAGCCTGAACCTGGTCGTCCAGTGCTAGTGCGCGACCGCGATGGTCGGCACTACTTGCGTGACTACCAAAGCAACGGCGGTCGGTGGCAGGCGGTTGCTCGCACCCGCGGCTACCCACCACTGGATAGCGAAGAACACGGCCTGATCCTCATCGCGGTGATGAAGGGGTTTGACTGGCCATAGCAAGGGAGAACGCGGTGAACGCTCTACAACTCGTCGCAGCCGGGGCGCTAGTCGTCCTGTGCGGTGGATGCGCCTCTACGGGGGTGGTGCAAACCGATGGGGGCAAGTACATGATCGCCAAGAAGAGTCCGCAAGTAGGCTTCGGTCCGCCCATCGGAGTGCGCGCCGAGGCCTACGAGGAAGCCAATGCCTTCTGCGCAAAACAAGGCAAGACCGTCGAGACGATCAGCCTTGAGCTGACCAATGCTGGGTTCGCGAAATCAGCGGCTGTGACGCTGGAGTTTCGGTGCTTGGCAAGGGAGGCATCATGAGAGCGCCCAACCCGCGCGCATTTCTGGGGAGCGTCTGCCTGTTAGCTCTGACAGCCTGCGCCACCGAGCTGGCGCCAAATGCCGACAAAGTACGGATAGTCACCGCCGCGCAGAAACCGCAGTGCGAGTCACTTGGCGTCATTGGCACGGAGCAGCGCACCGGACCCAACAAGCCGTCCAACGCCATGAACAAGGCGCTCAATGAGGTGGCGCGACGCGGCGGCAACGGTATCTTCGTCGTGTCCACCAGCACCGATTGGGCCGAGGGCTCTTCGGTTACCGCCGAGGCGCTGAGGTGCGGACCGTGATCCGTAGTGCGACGGCTCAACAGATCGCAATTGCCTGCGCGCTTGCGGCGTGCCTGACAGCATTGCTTCTCGGCCGGTACACCATCATCAGCGGCAGCGGAACCGGTGGCGTCAACTACGCCTACAGGCTGGACAGGTGGACCGGCAGGGTCACCCGGCGAGCAGGGATCAAAGCAACGAAGCGATGATGGTTGGGGCAGACCTGGACCTGAACTGCCACCCGTACCTGCAATTCCGTGTGATCGACTGGGAGCACACGGGTAGCCGAGTTGTCCTTCTACGTCACGACCTTGTTGCCTCAATACTTGAGGTAGCGAGCCACACCAGCCAAGTTGGATTTGTGGATCTAGCAGGCGCCCGCGAGCGACTAGGACATCCTGAGTCGGGTTGAGGTGATCCATTCTGCGGACATCACCCGCATGCCGTCGGCGGGCACGGCGAGCCATCCGCCGTCACCCAGGAATGACGATCGATCTCAAGCTCTGGCTGATCGTCGCGCACCAGGGCTGAGGCGGCTACGTCACGGGTTGAGGCAATGATCTCCACCACCTTCAACGCGATCTCCATAGCAGTCGCCTCGGAATGCGATCCGTCCGGATGAAGGACGTAAAGCGTCGGCGCGAGCAGTCGATTCGTGTAGTTCATCTCTGACCTCCTGGCCTCTCGGCCGTTGAGCCCGCCCAGTGCGGGCTTTTCTTCGTTCAATCTAGGGGGTTACCCGCATCGTTATCGGAATTCCGTTGACACTAATACCGGAATCCCGATAATAGCTCCATCAACTCGCCGATGGAGCGCAACATGCAAGCCGACCCAATCGTCATCGCGACGAACGCCTACCTGGACCGCCAGGCGGCGAAGGAAGAAGCCCACCAAGCCCGCTTTGACCAGCTCTTCACCGAGCTGCAGACCGCGCTGCTAACCGACCCGTCGCGGCCGGTGTCGGCGCCGGGCTGGGGCACGAACAACGCCACGGCGGTGGAGATCGTCAACGACACCTTCGCCGGCCGTGACGACACGTCGCTGGTCGAGCTGCTGGCACTGGTGGGCCGGGTGGCGCAAGCCGGTGGCCCGCTGGGTGCGCAGGCTGCGGCCTGGATCGACGCCCGCGCGCTGGCCTTCGCCGACTTCTACGCCGACTTCGTTGAGGAGGCGTGAGCATGGCTGCCGATCAAGCCGTGGCCGATGCCACCGTCATCGACATGGAGCTGACCCCGCAGCCTGACGCAGCCCGCGCAGTGCCTGTCGTGCAGTCGGGTGGCGCCATCGCCGAGACCAGCCCGGCCGGCATCATGATGGCCGCGATGTCGCGCGGCATGAGCCTGGCTGACATGCGCGAGGTGCTGGCGCTGCAGCGCGAGTGGGACGCCGATCAAGCGCGCAAGGCGTTCGCTGACGCGATGGCTAGCTTCAAGACTGAGGCCGTGCGCGTCATTCGTAACGTCACGATCAAGGACGGCCCGCTGAAGGGCAAGAAGCACGCGGACCTGTACGCCATCACTGACGCCTGTGTCGAGGCGATGGCGAAGCACGGCCTGAGCCACACGTTCAAGCCGCTGGATACGACGCAGACCTGGATCAAGCTCGCTTGCCGCATACAGCACCGTCTCGGCTACTACCAAGACACCGAGTTTGACGGCCCCGTTGACACCGGCCCCGGCCGCAATGCGATCCAGGCGCGCAAGAGCAGCGTGACCTACTTGGAGCGCATCACGCTGCTGCTGGCACTGGGCCTGTCCGAGTCGGACGCCGATGACGATGGCCGCGAAGGCGGGGGCGATGCTCAAGCGCCTGCCGGCATGGTTGTCGAAGTGGTCGCCGGCCTGATCGACGCCCTCAAGAAGACCAAGACCGACGCCGAAGCCGTCAGCGTCTGGGACTCCGGCAAGCGCACGTTGATCGCCATGGGCGAGAACGGCACCGAGCCGTACCAGGAGTTCAAGGGCGCGGTCGTGGCGCACCGCAACGGCCTGAAGGCGGTGAAGCCGTGAACGCCGGCCGCGCCTACCACCCTGACGGTTCACCCGCGCCAGAGGGCAGCGTGTTTGTGTTCGGGTCGAACCTATCCGGCATTCACGGTGCCGGCGCCGCTCGCGCGGCTCACCAGCACTACGGCGCCAAGTGGGGCGTGGCTGATGGCATGACCGGCCAGTGCTACGCCATCCCCACGGTGCGTGAACACATCGCCGGCCCGCTGACCGTTGACCAGATCAAACCGGCCGTAGAGCGCTTCATCGCCCATGCCCAGCGCAATCCGGAGACGCAGTTTTTCGTGACTCGGATCGGCTGCGGACTCGCCGCCCATCGCGACCAAGACATAGCGCCGCTGTTCGCAGCCGCGCCCCTCAACTGCTCGCTGCCAGAAACCTGGGCAGCCATCCTGCAAGGAGAATCCCTGTGACCAAGACCGCCAAGAAGACGGCAGCACCGACCGCCCCGGCTACTTCGCTGGTGCTGCGCGTATGCCGCGCCGACGGAACCAGCCATAGCGGCTTTGCGTGGCCCCTCACTGTCGGCGCTGAGGTCATCTGCCCCGACTGGGAAGACAGCGCCGAATGCGGCAACGGCCTGCACGGCTGGCTGTACGGCCAGGGCGACCACGGCTGCGTCTCGCACTGGCAAGACCCCGAGGCCAAGTGGCTTGTGCTGGAAGTCATCTCTGATGACATCCGCATGCTGGGTGGCAAGTGCAAGTTCCCGCGCGCCGTGGTGCGGTTCGTCGGCCTCAAGTCCGAGGCGGCTGATTTCATCATCGCCAACGAGCCACGCGCCGCAAGCGTGGCGGTGATCGGATTGGTTCGCGAGGTCGGCGACCAGGGTGCTTGCGAAGGTGGCGCACTTTCCACGCTCACGGGCGGCTACGGCTCCACGCTCACGGGCGGCTCCCGCTCCACGCTCACGGGCGGCTCCCGCTCCACGCTCACGGGCGGCGACGGCTCCACGCTCACGGGCGGCTCCCGCTCCACGCTCACGGGCGGCTCCCGCTCCACGCTCACGGGCGGCTCCCGCTCCACGCTCACGGGCGGCTACGGCTCCACGCTCACGGGCGGCGAGAAGTCAGAACTTCGTTTCACTCGCTATGACCGAGACGCAGATCGCTATCGCACCGTGCTGGCCTATGTCGGCGAGGACGGCGTCAAGGCCAACACGCCCTACCGCCTCAACGATGACGGCAAGGTCGTCGAGGTGACCAAGTGAACGCCGCACTGAACCCAGCCGAGTTGCTGGGCTTGGACCCGAGCTTCGTGGTCAGCTACTGGCCGCAAGGCTCCCAGCAGTGGTTGGACGAGCGCAAAGCGTGCATCACCGGCAGCCGTGCGCGAGACGCCCGCGAGCGCAAGGCCGGCACGCCCGAGAAGGTCGACAAAAAGACCGGCGAGATCACCCCGGCCCAGCGCGGCGCCTACACCCAGAAAGCCATCGGCTACGCCTACGACGTGGCCCGTGAACGCGAGGGCGGCCAGGTGCCGGGCGTCTACGTCAACGCCGCCATGCGCGATGGCACGGCGCAGGAGCCCAAGGCGCGCCAGGCCTACGAGCTGCTGACCGGCCGGCTGGTCGAAGAGCTGGGCTTCGTGCGCACAGCCGACCGCAAGTTCGGCGTGTCCACGGACGGCATCTGCTTCGAGGTCGACGCCACCGGCAAGCAGGTTCGCGGCGGCATCGAGATCAAGACGGCGGTGTCCAGCACCACGCTTTTTGAGGCCATGGTCTCGGGCGACATCAGCGAGTACCGCGACCAGTGCGTCATGAACATCTGGATGCTGCACCTGGACTGGATTGACCTGTGCCTGTGGGCGCCGGACCTGCCAGAGGGCAGCCAGATGCGCGTCATCCGCATCGAGCGCAACGACGACGAGATCGACGCCCTGCTGGCCGACCTCATGGAGTTTGACCGCTTCGTCGAGCAGTGCCGCAGCCGGCTGCGCGAGTACATCGCCGGCACCCGCGAAGCCACCCAGTCCGAAGCCGAGCCGACGGCAGCGCCGGCCAAGCCCACCACCAAACCGAGCGCGCCCGTCGCCCTCCCTGATCTTTTCTGAGGCCCCCATGAGCGAACTTGAATACCCCACGCTGGACGCCGACCTGGACGCCGGCACCACCGCTGAAGCTGCTGAGGCCACAGGCACTGCGATTGCAGCCGCATCCACCGGCCAGCTCGACATCCAGAAGCTGGACCTGACCACGCTGGCCCTGGCCCAGTTCGGCAACTGGCGCGAGCGCGTCGGTCAAGCCCGGGCCAAGCTCGACGGCCTCGCGCTGGACCTGTCCAACCAGTCGCGTATCGACGAGGCCAAGTCGCTGCGCCACCGCCTGATCAACGTCCCGCGCGCCGACGCCCGCGCCGTGGCCAAGGGCCTGAAGGCTCGGCTCAACGCCACCAAGGACAAGGTCGTCGAAGAGCTGGACACCATCGTCGCCGAGTACGACAAGACCGAGCTGCTGATCACCCCGCAGATCGAGAAGCGCGAGGCCGAGATTGCCGAAGAGAAGCGCATCGCGGCCGAGAAGGAAGCGGCCCGCGTCGACGCCCACAAGGCCAACCTTGCCAAGCTGGCCAGCTACGTTGAGCACGCCCGCGGCCTGCCCTCTTCGCGCATCGCTGATGGCATCGCCAAGGTCGAGGCCATCATGATCGACCGCGATGCCTGGGAAGAGTTCGCCGACCGCGCCGACGAGCAGAAGGCGGTCACGCTGGAGCGCATGCGCGCCCTGCTAGCCAATGCCCAGGCCGCCGAAGCCGAGGCCGCCCGACTGCAGGCCGAGCGCGAGGAAGCTGCCCGGGTCGCCGAGGCCAACCGCATCGAGGCCGAGCGCTTGGCTGCCGAGCGTGCCGAGCTGGAGCGCGAGCGCGCCGAGATGCAGGCTGCGCGCGACCGTGCCGCCGCCGAACTCAAGGCCCGCGAAGAAGCCGCCGCCCGCGAGATTGCCGAGACCGAGGCCCGCATTGCCGCCGCGCGTGAAGCCGAGGCCAAGGCCGCCGAAGAGGCGCCTGCCACCAAGCCCGCCATCGTCGACGACTTCGGCCCGGTCGAGGTCGACACCATCGCAGACCGGCCAGATATCGCTGCGGACACCACGCCTGATCAAGCGACGCCGCCGCTGGATTCCTCGGGACCGTTCCTTACCAAACGCGCTTTGAAGGCAATCGATCTGGCGCAGTACTGCGGCGCAGTTTGGGACGGCTCCGCTATTCACTTCAACCACGCGGACCAACTTGCTGACTTGATCGACCGCGTCAAGGACAGCAACTTCGCCATCCCTTTCTGACCCAGGAGAACTACAGATGCAAAGCTTTGGACTGGCCACCATCGGCCGAGACGTTGAAGTCCGCTTCCCGCAGGGCAGCAACGATGCCGTGGCCGAACTGTCCCTGGCCTTCCCTTGGGGAAAGAAGGGTCAGGACGGCCGGCGCAGCACGACATGGGTGGCCGGCGCCTTTTGGGGCAAGCGCGCCGAAGCGCTCGCGCAATACCTCACAAAGGGCACGAAGGTCGCCGTCACGCTGGCCGAGGTCCACATGGAAGAGTTCACGGACCGCGATGGCAACAAGCGCACCAAGCTGGTTGGGCGCGTCGAGCAGATCGAACTGGCCGGCAGCCCGCAGCAGCGCGAGCAGGCCGCCCCGCCGCCGCCAGCGCCGCGCCCGGCCCCTCGGCCTGCGCCACGTCCTGCGCCGGCGCCTGACACCTCAGGCTATGACGACATGACCGACGACGTGCCGTACTGAGGTCACCATGAACAACCCCTCCCTCACCCCCTCCGCCCTGGCCGTCGGCGACCACCTGCAGCGCATCCGCGAGATGGCCGCTCAAGCAGACGCCAAGCCCAGCATCCGCCAGATGCTGCTGCACATCAGCGGCCAGGAAACCATGACCTACATGGAACCGGCCGAGGTGTTCGACGAATGCATCGTCGGCTGCGCCGAGCAAGGCGGCCGCACGGTCGCGGTCTACAACAAGATGGCCGTCATCGCCGCGCTGGCGGCCAGCCGCGACATCAGCCCCGAGCAAGCGTTCGTGATGTTCCAGGACAGCTTCGGCGCCACGGCGGCCCAGCGCGAGATCGCCGATGTGCCGCCCATGCCCATCTTCGTCGTGGACATCCGCGACATCTAAGGAGAGCGCCTTGATCGTCTCCCGCGACAACCTCATCGCCGCCTACCAGCAGGCCCGCGAAACCATGGACCACGACGCCGCTGTGGCGCACGTCGCCAGCACCTACGGCCAGGCGCCGGAGACGGTGCAGCACGTCATTGACGAGGAGATCACGGCATGAGCAAGCACCCCATCTCACTCACGCCCGTGGACTCCTCAAACATCCGCGCCATCGGCTGGGACTCGACGACCAAGACCCTGGCCGTGCAGTTCAAGAGCGGCGGCACGTACCACTACCCCGGGGTGGACGCCAAGCTGCACCAGCAGCTGATGGCCGCGCCGTCGGTGGGCGGGTTCTTCGCCTCGCATCTGCGCCAGCGCAAGGACTTCGCCGACGCCACGCACCTGTACCGCAAGTCCTGAACGGAGGTCGCCATGCCCACAGCCCACAGCCCACAGCCCACAGCCAAGACTACTCGCAGCCTGGCCGCAGTCAAGCGCCGCGAGGAAGAGGCTGCGGCGAAGACCGAGAAGCAGCGCGCTATCGTCGAAGCAACCGCGCGTTGCCGAGAGCTGGCCGGGCAGATTCCTGCCGGCTTCAGCGACTGGGGCGTGGTGCGGACGCGGGCTTGGGAACTGGCGCGCGCCCGCTGTGCCGAGGTCGCCAGCTTCAAGCGGCCGCACCTGGGCAAGTTGCGTCAGGTCATCGCCGCAGTCAGTCAGACCCACACGGCACCTGTCGAGTCGCTGGCGAAGCTGGTCTATGGCGCTGATGCGCGCTAACCCATCTATTCCGAGCACGACATGACCTACCCCGCCCCCTACAAACCCAAGCCCGGCTCTCCCGCCTCTCGCGCCGTGGAACTGCTGCGGTTTCTGCCGGCCGGCACGGCGCTGTGCGCCCCCGAACTGCGCAAGCGCGCTCAGATCGAAGACGCCGGAAGCCTGCACATCCACCTGCAGAAGGCCACGCGCCACCGTCTGCTGCGGGCCCAGAAGCGCGAAGACGGCGACCGTCTCCGCACCTACTGGATGGACGGCCGCGGCGATGCCGTGTGGGCCGATGCTGATTTTTCCTCTACTTGAGCGACGAGGAACTTAAGCCAATGCCTAAAGAACCCATCCCCGAGAACGCCGGCCGAGCGCTGCTGATGACCCGGGTTGCCGACGACCTGCGGAAGGCGCTGAAGGCCCGCGGCGTCAAGCAGAAGGACATCGCCGCCCGCCTCGGAATCAGCGAGGCCGCGGTGTCCATCCGCCTCCGCGGCGACCAGAACCTCACGCTGGCGTCGCTCCAAGAGCTGGCCGCGCTGGCAGGCCTGAGCGTCAGCGTGCAGTTCAAGCCGCGGCCCGCCGCCTAACGCCCCGAGCGACGCCCAGCCCATAGGAGAACTCAGCATGAATCACATCCAAATCAATGGCCGCCCTCTGTGCTGCGCACCCAGCACGGTCTATCTCGATGCAATCGAGACGCCCACCCATGGTCGACGGGCCTATTGCCGCAGTGCGGACCTGGCTGACGCTGAGGCGGGTGCCGCCCAGCTTCGCGAGGTCGTAGACGGGGCGTTGTTTACGGTGTCAGTGCATGCAGGCCCCTGCGTCGAGCCTCACTACATCTGCGCTCGCATCAGCGATCCCGCATTGCGTGCCGGCTGATAGCCAAGCCCCTGGAACTGGACATGAACACACCTACCCCCATCGGCTACCTGTGCCGGCATCGCGCCCACGTTGCGGACGCTACTCGTGTCTTTGGCGAAGGACACGACACCGGGTACTTATGGCGCTACACGCACGGCACGCAAGAGCTGGAATTGATGGAGCAGTGCGAGCCCCTTGAGGTCGTGCGCGTCTACAGCCACGCCGGCATCCCGGCCGCCGCTCAACTCGACGCGGTAGAAGCCGAGCGCAACGCCTTGCGCGCAGCCCAGGCCGCTGCCCCGCTGTGGCGAGACCTGCAGGTCGGAGAGCCCCTCCTGCCTGGCGACAGGTACGCGGATGCCCACGGCTGGACAGTCATCGACGACGAGCAGCACCGGGTCATGACAGCCGGCGGCAGGGCATTCGTGCACAGCGCCAACTCGAAGCCTACTCAGCGCCGCGTCGTGGCAGCCTGAATCCCACCCTTGGAACTGACACATGACCGCACTAATCGCAATCGGCTGGGCGCTCTGGCTCTTGGTCGCCGTTCTCGTCATCTTCGAGCTGGTCGGCTTCAGCGGCCTTGCCCGCATGTTCCCCGAGGGGCGTCGGGCCTGGCAATTTCCTGCCCAGCTCGCCAGCCTCGGGCACTTCGCCGCCGTGATTTTGCTCAACCCCTGGCGCTGATTCGCAGCCCCAAGCCTCAACCCACCCGAAAGGACCGACACATGATCCCGTTCACCCCCGCATGGTTCCGCGCACGGGCCGCCAAGAAGGTCGCGGCTAAGGCCAGCCCGGCGCCAGCTCCGCGCTATTACTCGGGCGTCTCATCGCCTGCGCCAGCGCCGACAGAGGACTTCGGCACGTCCTACCTTGTCGCCAGCGCCACGGACAGCGCTCCGCTCGGCTACATGGCCGGTGGCTCGCTCTCTGGCGCCCTGCTGGGCTCATCGCTGAGCCATCACCACTCGGTCCCTGAGCCCGCACCGCCCGCCGCCGAGCTGCGCAAGGTGCTGGACGCCGAGGGCTTCGCGGCGATGTGCAAGGCCGCCAACGACTGCCCGGCTTGCATCCTGGCTGTGCTGCGCCCGCTCAACTATTGCGACGACGAAACCGGCCCCGGTGTGGCGGGGCCGCAGGATGGCCGCGAATCGTGGCAGTACACCAAGGCCAAGGCCGACTGGTGGGCCATGTTCAACGACACCGACTGCCGGAGCTACCCCGTATGACCCGGCCCGACTGGTGCCCTGTGGCAAACCACCCATGCGCCACCGACTGCGAGACACCGTGCAGCCTGAGCAACGGGGGCATGCTCGCCGAGATGCAGCAGGCGCTGGACATGCTGGCCGGCCTGCACCCGTGCCTGACCACCGATGACCCGGCCGAGATGGCGAAGCAGATCTTCGACGCCGTGATGGCCGAGCGATCAGCCCACGCGCAAGAGCTGGCGAACTACGCGCGGAACCTGGAAGCCCGCGACGCGCTCATCGCCCGGTGGCGCGCTGGCATGCGCGAGCTGATCCCCCAGCGAATGGGGGCCGAAGCCATCCGGGAGCGGCTGCAATCTCTGCTGGCCGGCATCTGATTCCCATGTACGAAAGCTACCCATGACCACAGACACCGACCGCACCGCCTTGGTGGAGAGGCTGGCCCAAGAGGCCGGCATGTCAAATCCCCGTCCCTACGTCTGGCGCAGCGGCGGGCTTGAGGGCGTCGAAATTGGCGACCTTGAGTGCTTTGCTGCTCTGGTGGCCGAGGAGTGCGCGAGGGCATGCGAGGAGCTGAACATGTGGAGCTACGACGACCCGGCCAGCAGTGCCGCCGCTGCAATTCGCGCCCGCTTTGGGCTCGCAGCCCGCCAGGAGGGATGACACCATGAGCAAGACCGTGACCGTCATCCAATCCCCGCCGCTGATCGTGGCGCGCGAGAACGCAGCCGTGGCCCTGGGTGTGAGCGACAGCACGGTGGAGGCCCTTGTCCGCTCGGGCGAACTGCCGCCGCCACGCCGCATCAGCAAGGGCCGCACAGGTTGGCTTTGGCGCGAGCTGCAGGAGTTCGCCGAGACGCGCCCCGTCAGCGACGCGGCCCCTGGTCCTGGGCGCAAGCCTCAAGATGCCGCGACAGTTCTGTGA